GGCTATCCAACATTAGATGACGGATTTAAACTATCATTAGATGCAGGTTTTTTTGAACAATTTTTAAAAGCTTTAGTCAATACTGTTTTGTCACCAAAGAATGTTTTACCAATCATGACATTGGCCGCGATGTATGACCAACCGTTTTACAAACAAGTTTCAAATATTGAGGATTTTCAAAAAAAGTTTAGAACATTTTTTAATGAATTTATGACTAAAGTTACCGCAATTTTTACTAAGGAAGTTTTTAATGAATTAAAGAAAGAAGTCAAAGCATTGGTAAAATTATTACTTCAAGATATCAACGATGAAAAGATAAAAAAACGTTACAGAATGGTTTTAGCGATTGTTGCAATTATACCAGGATTGGCAGTAATCACTAAAGATTTTAGAGATTGTAAAAGTGTTTTAGATGAACTTCTACAATTACTTAATATTGGGGTTAAAAAAAGATTAAGCGCTTTGGCCGAAAAAGGAGGAGATTTACCATTACCCCTTTTATTATCTGCCAAACTACTAGACGGATATTCACCGACAAGATCATTTTTAAATACTGTTCAAAATTTACAAGAAATTGGTGTACCAACCGGACCAATGCCAGATGGTAGTCCAAATAAATTTTTAGCATCAATTAAAGCGATGATTGATGGTAACGCACAAGAAATTGAGGAGAATGGTAAAGTCGCTATCGGTATTGGTCCATTAACTATAACACCGGCTGGTGTAACAATCCCAAAAGACGCATATGGAAAGTTCATTTAACATTGACGAAAAAAGAATCAAAGCTAACGAGGTTTTATTGATAATAAAAGAACATAAAGAAAGATCAAATAGAGATCTTCAAATCGCAATGGAATTTATTAATGAAGACCACAAAGTAACTAAAGAATCTATAATAAAACTCACACACCATTTAGATGCATTAGAAAATACCTATAATGTTTTACATAAAGAATATACTGAAAGAACTAAAATTTAATGAGTGAACAAAAGATAATATTTCAAGGTTATGTAATTAACAATCAAGATCCTTTAATGTTAGGAAGAATTAGAGCTTTACCAATAGATCAAGTTGAGGCTGATGTATTACCTACTAATTGGAACCCTGAAAAGGATATTTGGACTGAAAGAGATCCTTTGATTTATTTACCTTTGTTACCTTATTATGTGAGTCAAGTACCTAAAGTTGAGGAGTATATTCACATTTTTTACTATAATAAAGATTATGTTGTAGATAACACTAAATTCTACATTCAGGGTCCTATAACAAGACCTCAGAACAATTTTTACGAAAATTGGCATAACTCTGAGTCAATGTTGGCTAGTGGTGTATTTTTGAAGCAAGCTAACAATATTAAAGATCCTATAAGTTTTGAAATCAAAGGTCAGGCAAAAGGTATTTATCCTGAACCTGGTGATAATGCCTTATTAGGTAGAGGAACCGCAGACGTTATTGTAAAACAAGATGAGGTTTTAGTAAGAGCAGGTAAGAACATACCAACCCAAACCGCAGGATTTAATCTACCAACACCAAGACTAAATCGAGGATTTTTACAAATTTCAAATTTTGATTTAGAAAGAGTTGAGAAAGACCCAATTAAAAAAACTATTCTAAAAAATAAACCTCAGTTAGTGAAGAAACTAATTGAGTGGGAGGTTACCAATCAAGTAACTATTACTGGAAATACTTCAGGTGGTGGTGTTACAGGATCTACGTTTTATAATGGTAATATAAGTCTATACTCATTACTACCTAAAGACAAAACTAAAACTAACGAAATATATATGGATACCCCGTTAGATCAATTTAAAAGTGGACCTGAATATACTTTAGTATTTACAGGAAAAACTTTAGATGAAGGGGTAAAAATTATAAACCAATTTATAAACGGATTAAATCAAGGAAAGATTAATATTCAAGGTTATGATCAATTCCCTTTTGATAATGATCTTAAAATATCAAATCAGTTTCCATTCTATTTCAGACCAACCAAAAATAATATTGATAAATTAAGTTCAACAGGATCAACAGATTTCAATATGGTTAACAACTTTTTTACTAAAGTTAAATTATTACCCTCAGATAGACAATTTGGTAGTGTTTTAGTTTGGTCTAAAAATGTTGTTGGTCAACAACTAACACCTGAAACTTCAACATTAAGACAGAACACCTATAATCCTAATCCTGTTTCTTACGGAACAGTTGCTGCAGACTTTTTATATTTATTATCTCATAAATCCGACATACCTTCAAAAAGAAAAATTATGTTGGAACCTAAAGAAACTTTATACGGTATACCACAACCATATTTTACCGAAAACATTCTACAAAATACTGACCCAATGGTTAGAGGAAATGAGTTGATGAAATTATTAAAGTTGATCGTAGATTTTTTAGGAGCACATGTCCATAATATAAATGAGGCTCCGATTCCAATTGGAGTTGATGGAACTAAGTTGGAAGAGATCTACAAAATTCTACAGGACGCTGACAATTCAATACTAAATCAAAATATTCGAATTAATTGATATTTATAAATAAAAGATAAATGTCAATTAATAATTCTTATTTCAATAGAAACAATACTATAGTTTTTAATAGTTATGTAAACACAGGAAGAAATCCTGTTATGCAACTATACTACGGAGATGGTGGTTTAGTAAATCCTATAGGATATTCTCGTTTCATTTTTGACTTGGATTTATCTCTTTTAAGAGAGAAATTAGCGTCAGGAGTAATTTCAACTGGATGTACTGATAACATGAGACATATACTTAAAATGACTAACACTTCTTCATTTAGTGAAGATTTATTAAATACATCTATGCCTGATGGTAGTCTAAGAGCAACATCATTTGATTTAATTTTATTTAGAATACCTCCAAGAGATTTAGACCCTAATCAACCACAATATTGGGATGAGGGTGTTGGTTACGATTTTTACGATATTCCTGATGGATTAGGTCCTAATAGGGCTTATTCGAATAGACCGTCAAATTGGTATCAGACAACAACTATTGATAATTGGGAACAAGCAGGAATCTACAATAATATGAACTTGGGACCAATGCCATTTTCAGGATTAACGATAGTAGATATACAACATTTTGAATTTGGTAATGAAGATATTTTATTCGATATGACCGACGAAATAAATGATTTACTAATTGGGGGGATTGTGAATCCATCAGGTTGGGGTATTGCTTATTTACCTGAAGTTGAGAATTTGATCGGTACCACAGGAGCTTATTCTGTAGGTTTCTTTACAAGACATACACAAACATTTTATGAACCATACCTTCAAACAACATATAATGATCTAATCGAAGATGATAGAAATAATTTTACATTAGGAACTGTAAACAAATTATATCTATATGTTTATGAAGATGGTGATTTTAAAAATTTAGATACTCCACCATTAGTGACAATTTCAGATTCTTCGGGAACACCTGTTACAGGGTTAATTAATTTACCATCTTGCCAAAGAACTAAAGGGGTTTATGAAATAACAATACCACCCCTCATAGGATACAAGACCCCATGTTTATTTACAGATACTTGGTCAAATATAAAATTAAATGGTTTTTCATTACCAAATGAGATAAATGAATTTACTATCTACCCAACTAAAAGATCTGTACAAATCGGTACAAATACAAACGATCCCGCACAATATGGGTTTACTTATTATGGATTGAAACAAAACGAAAAGATTTTAAACTCTGAAATTAGAAAAGTTGGTGTCATTATTAAACAGGCATATACAACAAATAAACAGCTTCCAAATGTCGATGGACAATACAGAGTTTATGTTAGAGAAGGTCAAACTGAAGTTATAGTTCAGGATTGGACTAACTTAAATAGGACACCTAATGAATACTATTTTATTTTTGATATGAGAGATAAAATACCTAATGAATATTTTGTCGATCTGAAAGTTACAACATCTGGACAGGTTAATGTTTACAAACAACAAATAAATTTCCAAATCGTAAATGAGAAAGTAGAATAAAGAAGTATTTATAAATAAAAAAGACATGTCAACATTTCAAATACTTTTATGTACTGATGAACAATACGTTCTTGGTGAATCGGGAAGAGAAACTCTAAATGCCGGTGAAACTTGGGCTTTCAGTGGTGCTAATGGACAAATTATATGTGGTACAGTTGTAGCAGCAGCTGCTGGGGTTCCAAACTATTCTGCAGTAACCCTTTATGATGGATGTGGAGAATGTTTAAACGCAACACTTGAGTTTTTTACTGCAGGAACACCATATGAAGCTTGTGTTATATGTTGCCCTTGTGGTACAGGTTCGACTGTTAATTCAGTATCAACCCCTCATCCTACATGGACAGGTTTGAATGGACAAGTAGTTGTTCAAGCAAATGCGGTTGAATTAGGAGGGATGAACGGATTATACGCTTAATTATGAATAGTTTAGATAGAATCATAAGAAAAGTTATTCAAGAAAATATAGGGGACAAACCCTCAAGACAAGAAAAAGAGTCCTCAAGATATATGTTCTTTTCAAATTTGGAACAAATGAGAAGACAATGTGACCTATTATTAGATTTAGATCATAATATGATCGAGGAAATATTAGATCAAGGTCATGATTGGGCTCAGGATCATATTGCCGAGGCAAAAAACAATTTAGATCAAGTTTTTGATTTTTTAATGAATGAAACAAATTCTGAATTTGATGCTGAGATGAAAGATAATGTGATGATGGAAGGTAGAAAAAAAACAGGAACGAAACTTTGTGCTAGAGGTAAATCAGCAGCTAAAGCTAAGTTTGACGTTTACCCTTCGGCGTACGCCAACGGATACGCAGTTCAGGTATGTAAAGGGACCAAACCTGGATTGGACGGTAAAAAGAGATGCTCAGGAGCATATTGTTAAATTTTTTTAACTTCCTTTTTGTTAATCAATATTTTTTTATATATTTGTAGTTAGAAACATAAAAACTAACTATGAAAAACTTTTTTAAAAGACTCTACAAAAGATTTAAGGTCAAAATGGCAAAAAGAATGAGAAAATCTATGCCAACTCATGAAGAAATAGAACCTTATGAAAAAACCGCATTCAAGATTGTTGTGAAAATGATATCACATAAAAAATCTGATTTTATGATTGCACCTATGTCTAACAAAAGATACATTATAAATGAAGAATTAGGTCTTTTCGTCCTTATTGATTTTGGAAGAGTTGAGATTACTAATCACGTATTTCATTATGATGTAAAAATGAGTAGTAGAGATTTTGAACGTGTTACCTACTTATACGATACTGAAACTGAAAAAAGAAGAAACCTAACTGAAGCTGAAGTAAAATCAAATATTAAAAATTCTTTAGTTAAGGTTTACAATAAAATATCTGAACAATAGTTATTTTCTTGGTTTGTAAGAAGTCATAACAGGTTTTTGTCCTTTACCCGTTTGAGTGTCTTTTTTCTCCGCGGCTCTTTTTTGTTGACAAGCAGCTCTTTTAGCCGAATCTGACATTTTACCGGCAACTCCTGCGGCACGACATTTTGGGTATGAACCTTTAGAAGTGTCGTGTCGTCCACAGGGAGGGTGTTTTCCGTCGACTTTTCTACAAATATTAACCCAAGGACCTTTTGGTTGAGAAGATCCCTTAGGTTTCTTCTTTTTACCAAACCAAACAGCTAAGTCTTCATTAATTGTTTCAGGATAATCAATATCTCTTTTATAAGAACCATCTTTATTTTTTTCCCAAACACCAACATTTCTTTTAATATTATTTTTCAAGGTATTTTTTAATGATTTTTTATTAAAATCTGTTGGTACCTTTACAGTAAATGGATCTAATTCATTTTTTTTCCACTCCAAACTTCCAATTTCTAATGGAGCATTATATGGTCCAGCTGTAACAGTGGAACTAATTTCGTTCAATAAATTATCATAAGATAAATCAACCCATTCATTGAATTTTACTTTATTTGTAAATGGTCTCATCGGGCTATCCCCTTTAGGTATTTTGTGATCGTACATATATTGATTAATAACCCCACCATCATCATCTCCTGTCGCCAAATCGGGATGTTTTTTTATAAAATTAGTTATTTTATTTGCCTCTTTTTCTAATTTCACTATTTGATCCCTTCTCAAATCCATTTTATGGTCTAAACTATCATATTGGACTAATGGACTATCGTATTTAGAAACAGGTACATTAAATGGTGCTAAACTATCATCATTAAAAGGTCTGAAACCTGGTTGTACTGGTGTGACATACGCTCCTGCGGCACCTCCTCTTTGTGAAGTGGCTTCTTTAATAACTTTTTTAATTATTTGATTTAGTCTATCCATTTTATTATAATTATAAATATCTCACTTTTTGAATATGGAAGAAGAAAACAAAATCTATGGTAATTTATTTGGGTCTATTAACTTGTTAAGTGAAGATCATTTAGAACTTATATTAAGTACGATGGATAAAGAACACGCACTTTATTATTTAATTGAATCTGTTAAATCAGCACACTCTAAGGGTGTGTTTACAATTGGTGAATCTGAAGTAATCTCTAAATCTATTAGAACTTTAATAAAATAAAAAAGGTCAGATTTCTCTGACCTTTTTCTTATTCGGTTTTAATTGATTATCTCAATTCTCTCAAGTCGAATGTTCTAACTCCATCAACTGTGATACGTCCGTAGAAACGGTTGTTAACCATTTTCTTAGCGTAACGTGTCATAATACCTTTAATAGGTGTAAAGTTGAATGGGTTGTACATTGTAGGTGTCAATTGTAGAGGTACATACGGTGCGTAGATGTAACCTGTGTCTAACAATGATGTTCCTTTGTGACCGATTAACACTTGGTTAGGCGGGAAGTAAGGATCACGGTAAACTTGGTATCTACCAGATAATGTACCAACTCTCTCAATACCCATGTTGTACTGATCTTGCTCAGGAGCTGCGTTAGATACGTGGAAGTATTCTAAATCGTCAAAGATAGCAGAAACCTCAGATGAAACAACGATCCAGTTAGCACCACCTCTTAAAGTAGATTTGTGGATTTGTGCTGACAATTGGTTGATTGCTGTAATCAAAGTTTGGTTCCAGTCTTTTTGAGTGTAAGATACTTGGTTGTTGATTCTTCTCCATCCGTTGTAATCCCAACGTAATTGCCATGCTGCACCTTTACGTAAGTCACGTAAGATTTCACGGTCAATCTCAGCCGCTACTTGCTCAGATAACAATGCCGTTAACTCAGCTTCAGCGTCGATGTTATGGAATGCTGCAACGTCTTGAGCTAATTCAGGAGACCATTGTGCTCTTAGTTTTCTTTCTGTAACAGATACAGTTACTGACTCAAGGTCAAAAGAAACCTCACCAATTTGATCTTCGAACTCAAGGTTAGCATATCTTCTATACCATGCAGTAAATGAAGTAGCTGATCCACCTGATGCGATTGTAGTACCTGTGTAACCATCTAAAGATGTTGCGTCACAGTCAGCACATACAGGACAAGAAAGGTCAACTTCTAACCAAATACATCCGTTAGCGTCACAAATGTCATTATAGTTACCACCGTTACCTGTTGGAGGTGTGTAATCTACAGTGTTGTTACCTGCATTTCTGAATGTAGTTCCTTGGTTTGTTCCGTATTTAACAATACCTTTACCATAGATTTGAGTTACAACTCTAAACAATAGAGGTGCGTATACTGTAGATCCGTTGTAAGTAGTTGTTGTTACACTACAAGGTGAAGTTGTGTTAGCAGAGAATCCGTTAGCCGCGTAAATTCTAAGGTCAGAAAGGAATGATTCTGTATCCATTTCGTTACCGTCAGGACCGATTAATTTACCTGCCCCTGCATTTGCAAATCCACAAAGTCTAACGATAACTTTTCTATAGTTACCTGCTGGAATAATTTCTCCTGCCCCAATGTTAGCGTCAACCAATGCTGATCCAGCCCAAGCTTGGATAGCTGTAGTTGCAGTAACTGCAGTCCACTTACCTTTAGAGTAGTCAAATAATCCTGGAGGATCTAAAGACGCTTCATTACCTTCATAGAATAAATCATAAAGATCTTTCTTGTAATAGTAATCATTGTCAGGGTATCCTTGATTAGGGTTATTTAATCCTGCGTTAACAGCTTCAGGAGATCCAATAGGTGCATAGTGGTCACCACCAGCATTAACGTTATTGTTAGGTGTAGAGTTAGGATATAAGTTAGCATACTCAGAAGATGCGTTTGCATATCCTTGGATTCTTGGTACAAAGTAGAACAATTTACCGATAGGTAAGTTCATAGCTTGTACTGATACGATATCGTTAGCTAACAATTTAGAGAAAACTCTTCTTACGATTGGGAAAACAACTGTTTCGAACGCTCCGTTTGATTGACCGTCAGAAGTTGCTTCGTTGATTAAGTAAGATGCTTGGTTTTCGTATAATTGTGCAACGTTTTCTTTTAAGTGACCTTTTAGACCATCCAAAAAGCCTAATTTGTCCCACTTGTTAATTGTGTCTTCTTTGATAACTTTAAGGTGTTTCAACCCGATGTTACCTACAAGACCTGATTCTAATAATGCTCCCATTTTTTTAGGTTTTTTATTTTTAGTTTATGTTTATTTTATTTTTCCCATTAAATCCTTCATTCTCAAGAATTGAGGATTTTCATAAGTTTTTGATTCAATTAAGTTTACCGCTGAACCTGTTTCAACAGTTCTATTTACAGTTCTTTCAATTGATTCAGTTATTTTTTGTTCTGATGAAGAGCCAGTTGAGTTTAACTCATTTTTAATAACTCTGTACAGATTTTTTGATTCTTTTAAAGATTCAACATTATCAAATCTTCTTAAGATGTTAACTTTTTCTTGTTTAGTAGTTGAATGTTCAGTGAACAAACGAGTAGCGTATGCCAAATTAGAGTTAAACACAGCAACTTCATTCAATTTAGTTCTAAAAACGTCAAGTGCTTTTTTGTACTCATCATTTTTATTTTTTAATAATTGAACTTCTTCATTAACTCTTGTGTTAGGTCTTTGTCTAATTTCTTTTCTATTCACATTTTGGTCAGAACCTTTTCTGTTACCAACTTTGTTAGCTCTAGGATAACTATTAGTTCTCACAGCTTCTTTAGTTTCTTTCTTTTCATAGTCTTTATAGTGACCATCTTTATCACCTACTTTGTGACCTTTACTTCTCTTGTAGTCACCTTTGTTACCACCCCACTCTTTTTCTTCTTTATATTCAAATTTAGCTTTACCTGTACCCATTGCTTTAATTCCTTTTCCAAAAGCTTCTTTTCTTTTTTCATTGAAACCTCCAGGTTTTTTGTCATAGCTAAATTTTGGACCTTTTCCAATTCCAACACCTTTTGGTTTAACAGATTTTTTAATTGATTCCATGATACCTTCCATGTCAAACTCAGCTTCCATTTCCATCATTTCATCATCCATTTCCATCATGTCATCTTCTTCTTCCATCATGTCGTATTCCATCATGTCATCTTCTTCTTCAAGACCTAAACCGCCTTTGATAGCACCTGTTGCAGCACCACCCCAAGACCATTCGTCAAGTTCGTCAGAACCCATCATGTCATCTTCCATCATGTCATCTTCCATTTCCATCATGTCGTCGGATCCGTCCATTTCTATTTCGTAAATTGTTTCATTC